CTTCATAATCGCTGACGTCGGGGCGGTAATCGCCGGTGGCGAGGAGCGGCATTATTCAGTCGTCCAGGGCTCGGGTTGAATGATGGCCGGCGTCCATGTCTCGGCCTGCTGTGTTCGGGCGGTCCACAAGTCGGATGACATCGGTTTCGCCGCCCACGCCCCGCTTTGAATGACGCCGGCATTCCAGTTGTCGGTGTCGAACGGGCGCGGAACCCAGGCTTCGAAATCACGGGCGAAGCCCACGTCATAGCCGGAGCTGACAAATGAACCGGCGGCCGACAACAGCGATGGGCCAAACGTTGCGACATAGCCGGTTACGGCGTAGGCGCTCTGCGAGGTCGGAAATCCAGTGGCAAAAAATACAGAAGCTCCTGTGAGCGCGTAGCTGCCCGCGCCGCTTGAAAGCCGAACAGGAAACGACGCAGCATTCGCGGCCGACGAATAGATCCCGACGGCGCCGGCAAACCGGGTGCCGAATGCCACGGCATTACCTGTGGCCACGAAAGCCCCCGCACTGGACAGCTGCATGGCCTTGAAGGCAGCCGTCAGTCCGGAGGCCGTGTAGGAGCCCGCGCCCGCGATTAGCACCGTGTTGGTCGGGCCGATCGCAGGCAGCTGCCCAAGCGCGCGGCGTCCGAGCGCATCAAAACCGAGAAGGGACATTTGTCAGGGCAGCTTGATCGAGACGCCGAGCGCCACCGCGATGGCGTCCATGCGCGCCTGACCGAGCACATCGATCAACGCCGACCATCCGGCCTTGAAGCGCGCGTTATTGACCAGCATCGGGTCTCGCTGCGCCGTCAATGACTGCCAGAGCAACCACAGTTGAGTGTTGCCCGGCGCGCTGATGGCCGCCTGGATTTTCCCTGCATCGTCCGTGGTGAGCTGCGCCACCAGGTCTTGGGAAAGCACCTGCTGGGGAACGGTCGTCACCGCCAGCGGGTTGCGGTCGAAGGTCTTCGTGCCATCCCAGCCCCAGCCGGGCGCCGCCATTGCATCGGGCTTCGCGATGAAAGTGCCCTCGAAGCCCGGAGGGACGCCAACCGGGACCGCCTCATATTCGATCGCGTTCTCGACTGTCATGGTGTCGAGATTGATGACAGCACAGCGAACGGTCATGAGCCATAATACTCCTCAACGATGATGATGCCGGAACCGCCATTACCGCCAGCAAAGCCGCTCGCTCCGGGTACCGCGCCGCCGCCAGCGGCGCCGACGGCGTAAGGGTACGTGGCGCTGGGGGAGTTGATGATCGCATCGAGATGCCCCCGGCGTGGCCACCCGTGCCGGATACAATGGCGGACGAACCGCCGCCGCCACCGCCGCCGCCGCCCGTATTGTTCGATGCCGCCGCGCCCGCATGCGTGTAAAGAGCGCCGCCGCCATTGCCACCAAAAGCCGCCGCTCCTCCCTGACCACCCGGGCAGCCGCCTTGGCCACCCGCCTGACCGGAGCCGCCCGTGATCACAAATCCGATCGGACCAGCCGCGATGGAGCCTGCGCCGCCAGCAACGGGATCGCCGCCATACGTGCCACCAGGACCACCATTCGCCGTCAATAAAGAGCTTCCGAATGTCGTATTGCCGCCTGTGCTACCTGTGCCGCCACCAGATGTGCCCGAGCCCGAGCCGCCGCCGCCTCCACCCAGCATTCGCACCCTAAGTCTGGTGCATCCGGTTGGGGTCGTATAGGTGCCGCTGCCAGTGGACAGCACCGTCATCGTCGGCGCGACCAGGATATTGGCTTGCGCCTGCTTCTTCTGCGCCGTCGAGAAGCTGTTGGCTTCCTCGATCGAGATCAAATCCTCCTTCAACGCGACGATGGCGACCTGAGGTGCGCTCGAGAAATTAATGACCGATGTGGTCCCGGACGAATTGAACAATACCGTGGTTCGCGCCAACACGCCTGTCGCGGTATTGTAAGCGCCCTCGCCCAGCTCCCATTGGCTGAGATCGGCGCTCTCGGCGCGATACTTATAAAGGCGGCCGTTGACCACATGCGCCGCAGCCGGGCTTTGATATCCGGGCACCGCTGACGAATAGGTCCAGTCCGCGGTGCCGCCTGCCGTTGGATTGAAGCGGCAGCCATCGAGAAATGCCGCCATGTCAGGTCATCGTCAGGATCGGTGAACCGAGGCTGACCGTAAAGGTGTTTCCGTTGGTCAGCGTGAGCGCCGTTCCGTAATCCCACCAGCCAATGAGGGGTTGGGTTGCGGAGGTCCAATTGTAGAGAACGGCATATTCAAAGGGGCCGATCGATCCCCCCGAGGCTGTCCATGCCGGGTTGGTACCACCCGAAAACGAGAACGTTCCGGACGACTGCGAGCCCGCGACAGGGCCGATGGTCGTGCCGCCCGCCGTGTACCCGTTCGCGGTCGAAAGATCGGCCGGCGTGTTGTAAACGGTGTTGCTGGCGAGCGGAGCCGTATTGGTCAGATAGACCTTATAGATCTGCGAAGTGCCGGTTTTCATGTCGTGCAGCGCGTGCGCCACGTCGCCCACGAAACAATTGAATTTGTTGAATGTCGCCATCGTCGTGATCCCCTAGGGTGTAACGCCTGAAGCCGTGACCCGCATTGGCCCTGCGTTGAACGTCGACGTCAGGCCAACATTGTTGAGGTCGTTCAGCGCTGCCGCGAAGCCGAGCCCCCAGGTCTGGATGCGTCCGTCTTCCTTGATGTAGGGCGCCGATTCCAGGAGCGCGCCGTACAGGTACAGATCGGGCGCGAGTGCCAGCAGCCAGTTGCCAGGGTTCGACGCGAGCGGCGGAATATTCGCGCGATACACCATCTCGATGGTGTAGGCCTGGTCCGGGGACGGCGCCAATTCGATCTCTGTGCCAAACACCGTGAAATAAAGTGGCCGGCCCGCGACATTCGACGTGGTGAAGCGATATTCGTCCATCTGCGTGCCGGACCTGAATGCAAGGCAGGGCTTGCCGGTCACGCTCGAAAGCCGAACCCTGCGCATCGATTGAAAGTCGCCTGGCAACGAAATGAACTCGGGCTCGGCCGATGCCAGATTCACCACCGCAGTTGCGCGCGATTCCATCTGGCGAGCGAAGAGCTGCCGGTTGAACTTCGCTTCCGCGAGCTGAACGAAGGTCGGAATCCGCGCGATCAGCGTTGCATCCTGATCCCTTGCGAGATACTCGGTGACTGCCGATTGCAGGGATGCATAGTCCAAGATTTGCGTCACGGTAGCCTCGCTGACCAGCCGGCTTGCAGTTTCGGCCTATCGGTTCGCAGATAGGCCCACTCCGGATCTTCGAGCTTCTTCTGGACGATCAGATCGAACTCAGGGGTAAACAGCCGCAGGCCTGTGTTGCCCCTGGCGTGCTCTTCATCGAGCCAGCGCACGTAAATGACATTCGGAATGCGCGCGACATGGCGCCCCCAATCGCCGCGCTGCTCGTCGCGGCGCGCCTGTCTGTTCCACTCCAGGATCGGTTCGACATCCTGGATGTGCTCGATCGCAAGGTCCTTGCCGTTGCTGTCGAGATGCGACCGGATCAGAACCCCGTCCATTACGACATCTCCGTGATCCACAACGTTCCTGCCGTCGCCGTGACGAGTCCGTTGGTGGCCGCCTTGATCGCGGAGATGCGCTGGCCCGGATTGACGATGACGTACTCGACCACGTTGGCCGGCAGGTAGATGTCGGCGGTCGTCGCGGTCTGGGCGCCGTCGCCGATCCGGAAGCAGCAGGCGGCGTTTGCCACCAGGCGAAGCTGAAAGGTCTCGGAGCCGAACGCATTTGCCACTGCGACACTCGCGTCGAAGGCGATGGTCTGGGTGCTGCCGGCGCGGGAGGACGGTTGCTTGGGAAAGAACGACATCTTAGGCGGCCCTCACGACAGCGGAGAAATGCATCGGGATCGACGCGCCTGACGCACCTGACGGCGTCAGCACGATCACGTCATCCTCGTTCAGGTAGGATGGCGAAGGCGGGACGGCCGAGAAGAGTTGGCCCGCGGCCGATCCGGATTGCGCCACGGTGAAGGTCGCCAGCGTGGTTGCATTGGCGGATACGGTGACGGTGCCGTCCGCGGTCGTGATGGCGCCGCCGAGAATGCCGGTCGCCTTCAGCAGACGGCAACGAAAGGGAACGCGGATATAGGCGGCGGCGGGCGTCGTGCCGCAGGATGGCGTATAGGCGGTAAGACTGATGGTGTTGAGCGTATAGTTTCCGGGCAGCGGCATTTTCGATCTCCAGAACAGGGACATTTGAGCGGTCATGGCGAGCCAGCGGGTCGGCGCGAAGCGCTGCCCGCTGGCAAGCGCCGCGAAGCAACCCAGATCCATGCAAGGACGGCTGGATTTCTTCGACGGGTTGCTTCTCGCAATGACGAAGGCTTAGGAGGCGGTGTTGTCGAACACGCCGCCGCTCGATTTCTCGTTGCGGGCGACGAGTGCGTATTCCGCCAGGATCTGGCAACGATCGGAGTCGCCGGTTTTCGCCAGCGGGATCGAGATCATGTTGCGTCCGTTCAGATAGGCCACCGCCCACTTGTCCATTTCGAGAACCAGCACGTCCCGCGTCCGCTGGAAGCGGTTCGCCACCACCTTCAGCTTGCCGAAATCGGACTCGTAGGCATCCACCGAGGCCACGATCTTTTTCGACTTGGCTTCCTCGATCGCGGTGGCGCGGCCGGTGAAGGTGGAGAACACCTGCTTGTTGAAGGCGCCGGTCATAATGGTGCCGGGCTTGCCACCGTTGGTCCAGATCGAGGACAGCACGCTTTTGAGGCGAGCTTCCGTGAAGGCGATCTGAGTGCCGTCGGTGCGCGAGCCGGTGCCGTCGGCCGGAGACGGATCGGCAGGCGAGCCGGCCGTGCCCTTCGAGGTATTGGACGCGATCCACGACAGGATCGAGGCGGTCTGGCGCGGCGTCGTGGTGTTGCCGGCGACCTTGGCCTGGTTGGTGCCGACCAGGATGGTTTCGATGTCTCGCTTCAGCTCCAGGCCCTTCAGCATTTCCTGATAGGCCAGTTCGTTGTCGCGGCCGGCGTGATCGACCGCCTGCTGGGTGCCGGAGACGCGCGCCACCTTGTAGGAGATCTGACAGAGATTGCCGAGACGGACCGTGGGCGTGGTCGCGGTCGTGGTAGGATCGTCGCCTTCGAGCTGGGCATTCGCCGAGGAAGCCGCGGCGAGCGCTTGGGTCTGCCATTCGTGATTGACGGCGGAGGCTTTTTCTTTCTCGGCACCGCTCATGAACGGGGTATCGGTGGGGTCGATGCGGTAGATCATGTCCGAAAGATCTTCGCGGTTGCCAACCGCCTGGTAGGTGGCAAAGGTGGAAGTCGGTAAGGCCATATCAGTTGTTTCCTTGAGTCATGCCCGGCGCGATGCGGCCCTGGGCTGCGCTGCGCGAAACTGTCAGGTCTCGTCTTCAGCGACCGGCCGTATGCGCGCTCGATGTGAGGGCTCGGATGGGTTTTTGACTTCGGCGTAGCCGCGTTGGTCGGTCCTGTTCGCGCCGAGGCAATCTGCGTTGCATGGCGTGAGGCGAGGTCTTCCAATCGCCGCTTGCGTCCTTTGTCCAAGACCTCGGCGTCCGATGGCGCGGAAGCATCGCTTCCGGTCCGGCTTCCGCAGGGCTTCGCCGGGGCGCCTGTCGGCTGACAGGGTCGGCGTTGGCGTATCGCCAATTCGGTTTGCTGCGGTCGCTCGTATCAGCGCGCGCGGCAGCGTTTGTTCTGTATCTCAATCAGCGCGAATGCCCGCCCGAAGACAGCTTCTGCGAAATGCGTCTCGCACCGGATTCAAAAAGCCCGCGACCAGTTTCCCGGCGCGGGCTCACTTCTTGCGATGATGACGTTATGCCGGTGATTTGCCCGACGTGTCAAATTCTTTTGGCGAGCTTCTCGTGCCTCGAGGGACAGAGCGGGGGTTATTCGGTGAACCTTCTGAGATATCTGATCGGCTTCTCTACGAGAAGCGGCCGTGCGGACGGCGCCGATTCTTGCCGATTGGTGTCGGCGACAGACTAGCAGCCGTCAGCTCGGTCATCCTCTGTAGTTTTCTTGAGAAACTACGGTACTGTAGAAATTTCCGAAAAGAGGCGTTGCGCGCCAGTCGAGAGCTTCCTCAGGGAGGACTTTCGCCATCGCCTCCCTCCACTCGGTCGTTCGCTGAGATAAAGGCAAACCGTACTCACCGGTCGTGTCATATAAAACCGTGCAAACGACTGTTCCTCTATCCGCCCCTTCGCAAAAGCCAACCGTCTGCTTGATGCCGCCCTCGGTAAATTCGACGAGCTTGCACTTCGCCAGGTAGTTCTTAACCGGCGCTGCATGAAAGCGAAATCCTTGTTGAACAAGCCAATAGATGGTTTCGTTGGGACCATACGAAGGTCTATAGAACAGCCAAATCCCGGCAACGGAAAAAATCGCCACGGCAAGCCAGCGTCGCAGCAACAGAAGGCCCAACCAAACGTGAGCAACGGCAAACCAGCAAATGTATGAGAGCTCGTACAGCGAATCCGAAACGGCCGGAAGCGGGAAGACGCAAAATGCTGAAGCATATGGGCTTGCCACGGCGACGATCAGCAAAAGATATTTGAGCGACGGCAACCCAGCCGGGGATAGGCTGTGGCGCATCACGGCTCTTCAGATCGTCCAGCGAAGATAGTGTCTGAAGCTCGGAATGCATTTCGGATGCCGCGCCGTTTTTCGGGACAGATCCAACCCCTCGTCTGCGGACATTTCACGGACTCATCGACT